CCCGATCTTATTAGACGCGGGAGTATTGCTCGGTCGGCCGGTTCAGACTACTTGAACGTCGAATTCGGGTGGAAACCACTCGTCTCCGACTTACAAGCCATCACGCTTTCTCTTTTGGAAGCGTCAATGGGCATGTTTCGTCCATTTGGTGCGTATCATCGACGTAGGGTGAACCTACCCATCGAAACGTTTGATCGTTACGATGGGTCTGGAACCTTCACCATGCTTTATGGCAACCAGATTCTTGCGAATCAATGGGAGTCAAAAGTAGGGTCTGGAGGTTCCAACAACGGACTTCTGCAGGGGATTTACTCCTCTACACTCAAGACGAAAGTCAAGAGGTCCCTTGAGGGAGAGTTCGTGTACCTACCGAAGGCTGGGTTTGACCCAACCGACTATTGGTCACGAGCCGAAACGCTGATGGACGTGAATCTCACGCCCGCAACGCTTTGGGAACTCTCACCCTTTTCCTGGTTGGTTGATTGGTTCTCCGATATCGGAGGTGCCGTTCAATCAATGGAGGCTGCGGTTAACAACCGCATCCTGAGCACTTATTGCTACGCTATGGAGAGTACCGAGATGGTACTCGACCAGAGTGTTGCTGCGATCCGTCCTGCTCAGAGTTCAAACCGATATTTCGGTAAGAACTTCTGGCAAGGCGAGTCGTCATACACTCGGAAGCGTCGCATTCGTGCAAATCCTTTCGGATTTGAGGGTAGCTCGTCGACCCGCCCAACAGGTGGGAAGGCCGCTATTCTCATTGCGCTGGGACTCACAAAGTCGTAGTGCAGAACACACACTCATTCATGAACCCCTGGCTAGGTTAAGCCGCAAACAAGGAGAACCAGTGCTCGCCGATCCTCAGTCCGTTACCATCTCTGGTACGGCCACTTCTCTTCCCCGAATTGACGAGCGTCCTCAGACGCACGTCTATTCGAACCGGACTGCGGGAGCAGACCTCTATGTCACCCAGCGGGTCGACAAGGATGGTACTGCTCGCGCGTCCGCGACGCTGATGCAGACGGTCAATGTGACCGACGCCCTTACCGGGCTCACTCGGGCTGAACGCCCTGGCATCACAGTCACGCAGATCTCCCCTCCGGGAGTTCCTGCTGCGACTGTCGAGGCCCTCTATGTCGCCCTGACCGGGCTCCTGGAGGCTTCCTCGAACGCCGTCCTGAAGAAGATTCAGGGCGGAGAGAAGTGAGTGCTCTCGAAGCGATGATGATCATCGGTATCTGTACGCTGTTTGCTATCAGCGTCAGTGCCTTTGCCGTCTACGCATCGAAGCGCTCGTAGGATCGCGAGTTACTGGCTGGAAGTTCTACCCCCTGAAAAGGAGGAGGCTTGAAAAGCCTGGTAACTCTCCATCTGGCAGTTCTGCATGACGCAGGACTACTCTGTGCGATCGACGTGCAGAGGGACTCGATTTATCTCGAGTCCCGATGGGAACACGAAGGTGATTCGTTCCTCACGATCACCCTGCCTGAGTTTGCGAAGGCCCTTGAGAAAGGTCTTCGTGATGGCTCATGGCCGCGACACATGGTACCGGCTTTCCGGCACCATGGAGGGCTCCCCCATTTTCTTGGAGGTTTCCTCTCGCGTGTGTTCTCTGATGATGGGAATATCTTGCCGAACCCCGACCCAGATGCTATCTGGGCCGTCCGTCAGATTTGTTATCTGACGGGTAAGCTTGAGCGCGATTGTACCCCCGAAAGGATACAGCGTGCAAAGGCACAGTTCGTCAAGACTGACGAGGAACTCATGGAGCACTATATGGTCGGTATCGATCCGGCCCTATGGCGCCACTTTAACCAGTGGACTCTCCATTTGTTCGGGGATTTGTTTGACAAGTTGGAGACGGTTGTCTCTTCCTTTTCACTTATCCCGCGTCACGGACCTGGCGCTGTCGCTGATCGTCTTGATCATAAACAGCGCTGGGAATTGGATTATTGGACTGAGCGACTCAATGAGGTTTTCCCCTCAGAGTTGTACAGCTCCAACCTTCCAACTGGTCCCCGTGACCTCGTGGCCCCACAGCACGAACTTCCC